ACGTAACACAAACCGTTACTACAGAAGAGTTAAGGTTTCTAACCTTATGTAATCTAGAGATTACAATATCTTTCAAGAGGATGTCATTGACATCCTCTTTTTTTTATGCTAATTTATAAATAATGAAGAAAATATTAAATTTTACAAATGACACTAGCATATTATAGAGAAACACTGAAAGAAAATGCAAAAAAATTAGCAAGTAAAGGAAAAGGAATACTCGCTGTTGATGAATCTACAGGTACAGTTGGTAAGAGATTGGCAGGTATTAATGTTGAAAATACTGAAGAGAATAGACAAGCATATCGTGGTATGTTATTTACCACACCAGACTTAGGAAAGTATATTAGTGGAGCAATATTGTTTGAGGAAACATTATATCAAAACCATAAAGATGGTGAATCAATGATTGATAAACTTGAGAAACAGGGAATCATACCAGGTATTAAAGTTGATAAAGGTTTAAAACCATTACCAGGTGGATTACCACACGAAACATATTGCTCTGGTTTAGATGGATTAGTTGAAAGAGCATCTGATTATTACGAGAGGGGAGCGAGATTTGCAAAGTGGAGAGCAGTATTACAAATTGTAGAAGACGGACCTTCTGATTTAGCAATACAAGAGAATGCTTGGGGTCTTGCTCGTTACGCTCGCTCGGTTCAAGAATCTGGATTAGTTCCTATTGTTGAACCAGAAATATTAATGGATGGAGATCATCATATTGATAAAACACAAAGAGTTCAAAGAAAGGTAATACAAGAAGTTTATAAAGCTTGTGAGCAAAATGGTGTATTATTAGAGGGAACACTATTGAAACCTTCAATGACTGTATGTGGTGCTGACTGTCCAGACCAAGTAGATTATAAAGTGGTTGCACAAAAAACAATTCAAACATTACTTAGTTGTGTACCACCTCAAGTGCCAGGTATAAACTTCTTATCTGGTGGTCTAAGTGAAGAGGCAGCATCAGTTTATTTAAATGAAATGAATTTAATTGGTGATTCACCTTGGAATGTTTCGTTCTCATATGGAAGAGCATTACAACATTCTTGTCTAAAAGGTTGGTTAGGTTCAAATGAAGAAGCAGGACAATCAGCACTGATTGCAAGAGCAAAGGCAAATTCAGAAGCAGCAAGAGGATTATACGTGCCAGGTTCTCAACCATCGTCCGATGAGCAGTTATTTGTAGCTGGTTATACCTATTGATATGTCTGCATTCCAAAACAATAAATAATTGTTACGGGAGGTAAAGACAAATGTTACACTTATTAGGTAAAGGACAAGCACCAGAATGGAACGAAGATAAACACGATATAGAGGAGGTCTTTGCTCTTCTATGTTACCGTGGAATTCACTATGCAAAATGGGTATGTATAGATGTCATTATGGAAGGTCCTTCTTGGTTTCTAAATAATCCAAGGAAAGATGATACTACAGTTAACACCTAACACACATCCAATACTACACGAAAGAGTCAAACCATGTAGTAAGGATTTAGATCGTCCTGAAATGTCTCGTATTTTGAAAGAAAATATGATACATTACGGAGGTGTTGGATTGTCTGCAAATCAAATTGGTATTGGTGAAAGAGTTTTTATTATGATGTTAAATATGGAAACAGAAGAAACAATTACTTGTTTCAATCCTCGTATCATCAAAAGATACGATGACAATGTTTGGTGTGAAGAGGGATGTTTATCATTTCCAGATGAGATTATAAATGTTGAGAGACCAGATAGAATTATCATAAAATACGAAGATGAAGATAAAAAAGACCATAAAATAAAACTGAGTGGGATGGCAGCAAGAATCTTTCTACATGAGTTTGATCATTTAGAGGGTATTGTTTTTACTCAAAGACAATAAATAATCAAAAAGATAATGACCAATTCGCCATTTTTTAAACAAGTAGGAAATAGAAATTTTCTGTCTGGGGTAGCTTTTAAATTTAATTTAACAAAGTTTCCAAAGGTTGACTTTTTCTCAAATTCTGCTAGAATACCAGAGTTGAACCTTGAACTTGCACAACAGTCATCATATCTAAAAAATATTTCTGTACCAGGCGAAAGACTAACATACGGAGATTTCACTCTTCGTTTCTTAGTTGATGAAAATATGGAAAACTATCTTGCAGTTTATGGATGGTTAAAAGGATTGGGTTTTCCAGAGTCTGGAAAACAATTTAAAGAAATAATTACTGATTCTGATGGTCAAAGAGATCCAAAAGTAGCATTTTGTGATGGAACTCTAAGTATTCAAAATAGTAATTATAGAGAGGTTGCTAAAGTAAAATTTAATGACCTATTTCCAATATCATTAACATCTTTAGATTTTGATGCAACTAATACTGATGTTCAATATCTTACAGCAGAAGCAACCTTCAAGTATACAATATATGACTTAGTAAGCAGCGTTACATGAATCTTGAACAAATTCAGGAGATGTGGGAGAAAGACTCCAAGATCGATCCTGATAATTTACATGATGAATCATTAAAAATACCTCAACTTCACTCAAAGTATTACACACTCTACAATACAATTACTTTGTTACGTGAGAGAGCTAGAGAACAATATGCAAAGGTAAGATTAGAAAGATACAATTATTATACTGGAAAAGCACCTGCAGAGGTATATGTAGAAGAACCTTTTCCATATAAAGTTCGTGAGAAAGATGCAATTCAAAGACATCTTGAAGCAGACGATAAAATGAATAAAGTTGATATGAAAATTAAATATTATGATATAATGTTAAAATTTTTAGAGGAAGTTATAAGAGCAGTATCTAATCGAACATATCAAATTAAAAATGCGATTGAGTGGAATAAATTCCAAGCAGGTTATAATTAATAAATAACTTAGTAGATTTACTAATACAATGAAGCCAACTCCAAAAGAAACAAAGAAGATACACGAGAACTATGAGAAGGTAGTGAAGCATCTCATAGATGAAAAGTATGCAGTAGATAATGAGGCAGCAGATAAAATAATTTCAGGTATGAGTCAAGATTGGTTTGATACAATCGTAGGGTAATGAAAACCTATAAACAATTTAATGAAGGATTAAAAGATTATTCTAATCAGGGAAAGAATGTAAGAGTACCTGGTGAGGATACTGCATCCTTTGGAAAATTGTTTAAAGATGATTTGAAGCAAATGGGTAAATTTAAGAACCCAAAGACAGGAAAACTTGAAGGTAATTTATTTCCAAATCCAAAAAAAGGTTATCAAGTTAGACAGTTTGCTACAGGTAGAGGAGGATTAACTCGCACACTTAATCCATTTTTAGGTAAAGGACAAGGATTAAGAAGTGGTCCTACACCACTAGCAAGACAAACACCTCGTTTACTCAAGTCAGGATTGAAAGGTGTTGGTAAAGCAATTATGAAAAATCCAAAATTAGCATTGGGTGCTTTAGCAATCGGAGCAGCAGCAAAAGGAATACAGGCATTGAGGAATCGAAAATGAAAACTTTCAAACAATTTCAAGAAGAAATAAACAAACCTTCAGTATCTCTTGCTGCAAAAGCAATGGGTAAATTAGGTAGTGGTCTTGGTCTTGCACTACAAACTGTGAAAGGAATTGTTCAAGGAAAACATAAAAAAAGAAGAATTTTTAAGAAAGAAGAATGAAAACCTTTAAACAATTTAAAGAAGATAATCAATATTTACCAGAAGGTGTAGGTGCAATTGTAGGTGGTGCACTTAAATTAGGTGGTAAAGCAAGTGCACAGACAACATTAAGACCGTTAGTGAAAGGTGCCTCTTATTTAATGAGGAAACTTGCAAACAAAAAACTCAAAAACATTACAAAAATACCAAATATTAAAAAAAGTGATTTAATGAGGAAACTTGCAAACACAAAAGTCAAAAACATTTCAAATATACCAAATATTAAAAAAAGTGATTTATCACAGTATGCAATGTATCATGGAACTGCAAAAAAATCTGCTGATAAAATAATGAAATCTGGTAAATTTAAAAAATCTGCTGGAGCCATATTAAATCCTGATGGAAGTGTGATGAGGAAAAAACGTGCATTTGCAACCACCGATCCTGAAGTAGCAAAAGTCTATGCAGATGTGGCTGCTAAACGCACAGGAGGTAAACCAGAAATATTAGCAGTTAAGGTGAGAGATAGTAAACTATATCAACCTATGGGAGGAGAATCCAGAGGTGAATATTATATTAAAACAAAACATATGAAACCAGTTGGAAGAGGTGTAAAACCAATAAAAATTAAAAAGGGAGAAGTTATGCAAAATAGTTTTAATCCATTAGAAGAAAAAGTAGGTTCATAAAACACAACTAAATAATTGATATTGATCGATGTTATGTCGCATTTGATAATATCAAAAAAGAATGAAGTGCATCTTCAGATAGAGTCTGATATGCACGTTTATTATGAGTTAGCAGACTATTTCACCTTTGAAGTACCAGGTGCAAAGTTTATGCCAACTTATAAGAATAA